GACCTGTTTTTCCGGGCGCTGGACGAAAACACGCGCGAGTACCAGCGCATGGCCGAGGAAAACGACGAGGACTACGCCAACGAAAAGCTGCGCCTGAAGGCGGAACGCGTGACGGGGACGCAAATCCGCTATCTATACGAATGGGAGGCCGCTCAGGCGGCGGCGGGGCCGGGAGATGATGCCGGCACCGGGTGGGCGCAGCTCCCAGACCAGACGAAGGGGGGATCATGATGCATTGGACAAGCATAAGAGACGGGCTGCCTCCGGCGGGGCAGCGGGTAATCGTGACCGACGGCGAGATCACAGGCGAAGCGTACATCGTAACCGTTGGGGGCGTATCTGCGTGGAACAGGTCGCACAATACGCCGTGGGAAGCCTGGGCGCGCGGGCCGGTAACGGCTTGGATGCCGCTCCCTGCGCCCCCTGGCCGCCAGCAGACGGGAAACCGGTAAAATTCTTGTAAAAGAATCGCGGATTTGGCTTGCAAAATCGGATACGGTTTGTTATAATTAGATTAGATATTACGAATTGTATTCCCGTTTCTGCCAAGCACCGCATGAAAACATGTGCGTGAAGTGACACCTCCTATTTTCATACCCAGGCGCAACCTAAGGCGGCGCCTGGCAGAGCCGGGAAACTGGTATCTACTCTCTTTTTCTTTGATCTTGGCCGTAGCCGCCCCGGCAGCCGCCGGGGCGGATGTGCGGCGAGGTAACGCGTATTGAAAATATTTTGCAAAGGAGGCGGAGAACGTGGCATTAACCGCAAAACAGAAAATATTCGTGCAGGAGTACCTTGTGGATTTGAATGCCACGCAGGCCGCTATAAGGGCAGGATACAGCAAAAGGAATGCCGATAAGATCGGCCCGCAGTTGTTAGGAAAAACTAGCGTTTCCGATGCCATTCAGGAAGCAATGAAAAAGCGCGAAAAACGCATTGGGCTCAATCAGGACTACGTCATCGGAAAGCTGTACGAGATCACTGAAAAAGAAGCCTCCGATCTGCCGGAAAGTGATTTGAAGTACGGGAACAAGCTGAAAGCGATTGAGCTGCTGGGGAAGCATTTTGGCACATGGGAGCCGAAAGACAATAAAAAACAAGACACCGTTATCGAAGGGATTAAAGCGCTTGCAGATATTATTGCGAATCCGAAACCCGACCGGGATATAAAGGATTTTGAGGAATGAACTATCCAGCCCCGTTTTCAGAGAACCAGAACACTTTCTTTTGGCGCTGCTTTGATAATTGGCTTAACGTCGCGGAGGGCGGGAAACGCGGAGGGAAAAACGTCCTTATAACAATGGCATACTGTTCTATCTTAGAAAAGCATCCGAGCAAATTACATTTGATTGCAGGAGTATCGACAACAACGGCCCGGCTGAATATCCTCGATTGTGACGGCTACGGTATGACGAATTTCTTTGAAGGACGATGCCGCGAGGGCCAGTATAAAAACCGTGATTGCCTGTACATCAACACGCCGGCCGGGGAAAAGATCGTGCTCGTATCCGGCGGAGGGAAAGACCGCGACGAACGCCTGATCAAAGGCAATACTTATGGAACGGCATATATAACAGAAGCGAACGAATGCCATCCGAATTTTATCAAAGAGGTATTCGACCGGACGATCTCAAGTCCCGACCGAAAGGTATTTCATGACCTGAACCCGAAAGCGCCAAGCCATTGGTACTATGAGGATGTAATCGGATTCCACGAGCAGCAGCAGCTGGCCGACCCGGGTTATGGATATAACTATGGGCACTTCGACATATCCGACAATATGAGTATTTCCGACGGCCAGCTTCGGAAGATTCTGAAAACTTACGATAAGAGCAGTGTTTGGTATAAGCGGGATATTCTGGGAGAGCGGTGCATTGCAGAAGGGCTTGTGTATCCTGGATTCAATGAGGGATGTATATTCGATGAACTGCCTTGGCAGGCAAAACAGCGTGGACGATGGTACATCTCAATTGACTATGGTACGGTAAATGCCTTTTCGGCTGGCCTTTGGTGCGTATACAAAGGCGTTGGGTATCGTTGCCGGGAATATTATTATGACAGCCGAAAGACACATAATCGCGTAGACAATGAAATTTATTATCGGGAAATCGAGAATCTTGCCGGGGATGTTGTTGTAGATCGGATCGTGATTGACCCTTCCGCCGCGGCGTTCAAGGAAACGATTCGCAAATATGGTAAATTCGCTTGCTGGGATGCGGATAACAGCGTCATAGAAGGTATCCGGGTTACAACTGAGCTTTTGAATGCGGGAAAGTTCAAAGTACATAGAAGCTGCAAGGACTTTATTGCAGAAATAAATGCGTACAGTTGGGACATGGAAGCGCCGGAAGATGCGGTGATTAAGGAAAAGGATCACGCGATGGACGACACGCGCTATTTCTGTATGAGCGTGCTGCGAAAGGAATCATAACAATGCTCGAATGGTTGAAGAACCTGTTTGGCTGGAAGAAGCCCAAAACGCTTTCGGCCGGTTTCATCGAAAAGGAATTCAGCGCTTATCCTGCTGTATCCCGGCATATGGAGCAGAATATCAATCTTTGGTATGCGCTGTACGTCAACCACCCGCCGTGGGAAAGCTGCGAGGTGCGCCCGCTGGGGCTTCCGGCTGCGATCGGGCGGGAGCTGGCGCGCTTCGCGTTCACCGAGTTCAGCATGACGGTATCCGGCGGCGCGCGCGCGGGATACCTGGACAGGCAGATGCAAAAGGCGGCTGCAAATTTCCAGCGTGACCTCGAGCTCGGCCTTTGCCTGGGCGGGGTCGCGCTCAAGCCATATCTGGAACGCGGGGAGCTGCTTGTGGACGTGACGACGGCGACGGCGTTCACCCCGACGGCATTTGACAGCACCGGGCGGGCGGTTGCAGGCGTGTTCAAAAGCCGCCCGGAGCGGGTCGGGAAAGCATATTATATCCTGCTGGAATACCATTCCTTCCAGGAACCGGACTACTATGTGGTGCAAAACAAGGTGTACCGCAGCAGCGAGGACGGCGGCATCGGCGAGGAAGTCCCGCTGCAAACCGTCCCCAAATGGGCTGGCCTGCCTGAGCAAACCAACATATTGGGCTTGGAAAAGCCGCTGTTCACGTTTTTCAAGCCGCCGGTGCCAAACAACATCGAGACCGATTCCGACCTCGGTATTTCGGTCTATGGCGGCGCTACGGTTGATTTGCTGGAGCAGGCCGACCGGCAGTGGGAACGGCTGCTTTGGGAGTACCGCAGCGGCGACCGCAAGATTTTTTGCGACTCCCGCAAGCTGGAGCACACCCAGTTCAACGACCGGCTCTTTATGCAGGCTGATTTTTTTAATACCGGGATGGGGAATAACCTGTACGCCGAATTCTCCCCGGAATTCCGCGACGAACCGCTTTATCGGGGCTTCCAGCATATCTTGCAGCGCATCGAGTACAATACCGGGCTGGCTTACGGGACGATCTCCGACCCGCAGACGGTCGAAAAGACCGCGACCGAAATCATCGCGGCAAAGCAGCGGCAGTTCGCGACGGAAAAGGGAATCCAATCGGCGTTCCAGGGCGTTTTGGACGACCTTCTTTATGCAATGGATGCATGGTGCGATCTGGCGCAGCTGGCCCCGGCAGGCGGGTATCAAGCCAAATACAACTGGGGCGACGGCGTTCTGGACGATCCGGACACCCGCCGCGCGGAAATGTCAATCGATATGTCGCAGGTTCACGCCGGGCTGATGAACGACTGGGAATACCGCATGAAATGGCGCGGCGAGGACGAGGAAACCGCGAAACGTATGCTGCCGAAGATGGAGAGCCTTGTAAGCGATGAAGTATCCTAACACGCCAGAATATCTGGAAAACGCGCCGAACTACCTGGTTTCCCTGTACGAGGAGTTTGAAGCCGACGTGCTGCGGGATTTGTGCAGGCGGCTCAGGCTGTCCGGCACGGTCACGGAATCGGCGCTGAACCAGATAAGAGTATTGCAGCAGCAGGGGCAATCCTTCCCATACATCGAAAAGCGGCTGCGGCAGCTGTCCGGTGCCAGCCAGAAGGAAATCGACCGGATGTTTGACGAGGCGGTCGAGCGCAACGCCGCTTACTATAAGGGCGTGATTGACAAGGCGGCGATTACCGCGCCGAACCCCGCATGGGAACAGGCATTGCAGCAGCAGGCCGACGCGATCCGCCGCCAGACGCAGGACGAACTGCGCAACTTTACCCAAAGCATGGGCTTCGCGATCCGCACCGGCAGCCAGGTGAAATTTTACGGCATTGCGGAAGCCTACCAGAAAGCGCTTGACAAGGCCGCGCTCGAGGTTGCGAGCGGCGCGATGGATTACAACACCGCCATACGCGGCGCGGTGCGCGACCTGACCGGCAGCGGGTTGCAGTGGGTCGATTACGCGTCCGGCTGGCATAACCGTGTGGACGTTGCGGCGCGCCGCGCGGTCATGACCGGGATTACCCAGCTTTCCGCGCAGTACACCAACCAGGCAATGGAAATCCTGGATACCCGCTACGTCGAGACAACCGCCCACGGCGGCGCGCGCGACAAGGGCGACGATTTCCGCAACCACAAGAAGTGGCAGGGCAAGTGGTACTACTGGAGCCTGCACGGGGAGCCCGACCCGCTGGGGAAATACCCCGACTTCGTCCGGGAAACCGGCTATGGCGACGTGGCAGGGCTGTGCGGGGCAAACTGTCGACACGGCTACTTCGCGGTAGTCCCCGGCGTGAACGAGCCGACTTACACAGCCGGGCAGCTGAAAAACATCGACCCGCCCCCGTTCGAGTACCAGGGCAAAACTTACACCGCCTACGAAGCCACCCAGAAGCAGCGCCAGATCGAAACCAGGATGCGGGCACTGAAACGCCGCCTGATCGGCCTGGAAGCGTCCGGGGATAACAAGGCATACAAGGAAAACGCAATCCGCCTGAACCGTCTCAGCCGCGAATATAAGGCGTTCAGCCGCGCGGCTGGCCTGCGCACCCAGCCGGAGCGCGCGCGGGTGCAGGGCTTCGGGCAGAGGGAAGCCGCAAGGGCAAGGAAAGGGCGCTGACCGGCCAGGGACGGGAAGCGGGAAGCATTGATAGGATGATGGAGCCCCCGCCTTTTCGTGGGGAAAGCCTGTCGGAGACCGCAGGCGAAATCAATGTAGCAGAATGGTGACGCGACATGGACGAAAAAGTGAAAAAAGCGATTGAGGATATCATAAAACGCGGCAACGACGTGGAAATCAGGCGCAAAGGCGACGGATATATCATTGTCGAAGTGAAAAAAACAATCAAATACAGCGCTACCTGAATTGGCAGGCAGCAAGGGCAATTGGAGCCAGCTACCGAGGAATACTCGGCGGTTGGCTTTTTCTTTTGGAGGAATCGAAAATGGAGCTATCCTCACTGAAAAAAGCATTTCAAAACTTAATGGGTTCGGAAAGTGACCTGCCAGAAGCGGTGCTAAGGGCGTTGATGTCCTCCGCAAAAAACGATGTTCTTTCTGCCTATGTTGACATGGTGCGCGGCGATTTGCAGACGGACGAACTGCAAAAGATTTTCCAGTACTACTATGCAGACCGCAAAGAGAAAATGCAGGATTACACGCCGAAGAGCATTGCCAAACTGTGCGCGGTCTCCACCAAAACGGGCGGCGATATGGTATATGATCTGTGCGCCGGGAGTGGGGCGTTAACTATCCAGAAATGGGTGCAGACCCCAAACAAAACCTTTATCTGTGAGGAATTGGACAGCCGTGTTGTTCCGTTGTTGCTGTTTAATATGGCGGTACGGAATATGAGCGGGTATGTGCTGAACAGAAACGCCCTGACGCTGGAATTTTCCAAAGGGTACAAGCTGACCTCCAGAACGCGATTTTCCGAAATTGAGGAAATTCAAGAACCGCCTGATATTCTGGCTGACGAAATTATTTCCAATCCGCCCTACAACATGAAATGGGATGCACCCGCGCCAATGATGGCAGATAGTCGGTTTCATGGTAAGCCGATCCCGCCTGCATCAAACGCCAATTTCGCCTTTGTGCTGACCGCGTTAGACCGCATGAAACCAGGTGGACGGTGCGCGTTCGTCCTGCCGTGCGGCGTCCTGTCCAGCGAACCGGAAAAGGAAGCCAGGGAATATCTGCTGAGCGCCGGAATGGTGGAGCGTGTAATTTCTCTGCCGGATAAGATGTTCGAGGCAACCAGCATCCCCGCCTGTGTAATTGTGTTTTCCAGCGGTAATAAGTCGGTCAAGTTCTACGATTGCCGCAGAAAAGCGCAGCAGGAACAGCGCGACCAGAACGGACAGTTCGGCGGTGCAAGCCATGAAAACAGGACATATCACAAGACGGTCAATGTCCTGCCGGATGATGTGATTACCACCGTATGCGGCAACTGTGATAGCATGGCGGAGTTTTCGCAGGAAGTCGGCGTTGAGGAAATCGCAAAGAATGACTGCAACATCGTTCCGTCAAGGTACATATCACTCCAGGAGTGGGAAACACAGCATAGGCCTTATATCGACATTATGTCGGACATTAACCGGATTTCCAGAGAGCGCAGCGTTATCAAAATTACCTGCAATGAAACACTGGCAAAGACAATCGGGTTGTACGAGGTTGCGGAGTTGGAAAAGCAGACGGACGATGCAGCGCTTGACAAAACTTTTCAAGTCCTGGGCGGTCATTATGAGAGCCGCCGATACATCACATTGACAAAGAACAAGAACGAATTCAAGGTGGAAAATCAGGACAAAGAAATTCTGTCGAGCCTTATCAGATTCTTTTTGCCGATGTGGAAACAGCACATTTTCTATTTGAACCAGGAGGAAAACCGCTTGTTTGCAGAATTGCGGGACGCTATGCTGCCGGACCTTATGAGCGGAGAATTGGATGTCAGCTCGATATAAAACAGATAAATCCCGCTCCGGCGGTTTTTATACAATTTTGACCGTCCCGAAGTCGCAAAACTACGGATTGAGGAGGCAATGAATGGAACATCATGATTACGGATTTTTAAATTTTATGATCCAACAAAATGCAGCAATCCTTGAAAGGATGTATAGTCCTCCGCCTTATGATCCGCCTGGAATCTATGAAAACCCAAAGGGACAGACGATTTATGTCGATGTGAATGGAAATCAACATTATTTGCATTCGACGAACGAACAGTTGAACGGATGGACGATTTAACAGATAAACCCCGCGAAAGCGGTTTTATACGATTTTTGGCCGACCCGAAGCCGCAAAACTACGGGGCAGCAGTGGAGGCGACCCACGCAAAAAAGCGCAGCTGTAAAGGAGCGATTATGACAAGGGAATTCCTGAAAGGGCTTGGGCTGGAAGACGCCCAGATTGACAGCATCCTTGACGAGAACAGGAACGAGATCGGCAAGGAGAAACAGAAGGTGCAGGCGGCGGAAGCGGCTGCAAAGGCGGCAAAGACAGAGCTGGAAACGGCAAACGGCGAGCTGGAAACGCTCAGGAAGTCGAACGGCGACGTTTCTGCGGTGCAGAAGCAGCTTTCCGACCTGCAATCGAAATACGACACCGACACGGCGGCGCTCCATGCGCAGCTGGCCGACCGGGACTATTCCGACGCGGTAAACCGCGCGATTGCTGACAAGGGGCTGAAATTCAGTTCAAAGGCGGCGGAGCGCGATTTTGTCGCACGGCTCAAAGAAAAGAAGCTGGAAATCAAGGACGGCGCGTTGGATGGCGTTGACGATTTCATCAAGGCGCAGCGGGAAGCCGAGCCGGACGCGTTCGCCTCGGACAAGCCCGCGCCGCGTATTGTGACGGCGGTCGGCGCTGGCGGCGCGCCGCAGGAGGTCGTGCCCGCGAACGTGGCGCAGGCAAAGGCAATGGGCGAGGCGCGCGCGGCTTCCCTGAAAGCGTCCAGCGACGTTCTGAAAAACTATCTGTAAAGGAGCAAACATCATGAAATTTAGTGGGTTTTCGGTTGGCGGCACGGTGGAAATCCTTGCAACCAACGACTACCAGGCAATCCCGTTCACGGTGCAGGGGGACGACCCTGTGCTTGCGGGCATGCCGATGAAGCTGGACGGCTCGACCGTCCCGGATGGTACCGGTGCGGACGGCATCCTGCTGTATGACGTAAACCCGGCGGAAAACCCCAACGCCGCGCTTGTGGTGGATGGGATTGTGGACTGGGAGAAGTGCAAGGCGCATTCCGGCGCGACGGCTGACGCGGCGGCGATGAAGGCTGCGCTCCCCAACATCATTTTCCGCGAGAATATCGGCGTAACCGCTGCCGATACGGAATAAGGAGGCTTGAAAGCATGAATTTGAGAGAATTTTTTACCCCGCAGGCGATTGCCGCGAACTGGGCGGAGGTTGCGTCCAACCAGATCCCCTATCTGGGGGCAGGGCTGTTCCCGGCGCGCAAGAAGGCCGGGCTTGACCTGTCATGGCTCAAGGGCTCGAAGGGGCTCCCGGTATCGCTGATGCCGTCGGCGTTTGATACAAAGGCGACCTACCGCGACCGCATCGGCTTTGAAAAGCTGGAAACCGAGATGCCGTTCTTCCGCGAGGGCTTCAAAATCAAGGAGCGCGACCGGCAGGAGCTGCTGCGGATTGCGGAATCCTCCGACCCGTATGCACGGACGATCATTGAGCGCGTTTTCGACGATGCGAATGAGCTGATCGCGGGCGCGAACGTCGTGCCCGAGCGTATGATTATGCAGCTGCTGTTCCCGGAAAATGGTAATGTCGGTATTTCCATCAAGGCGAACGGCGTTGATTATACGTACAAATACGACCGCGACGGCAGCTGGAAAACCAACAATTACACCGCAATGACCGGAGCAGACCTGTGGACGGCGGCGGAAACCGCAGACCCCTTCCAGGCGTTCAAGGCGGCAAAGGATTCCATCCGCAGCCGTACCGGCACTGAGCTGACCACCGCAATCATGAATACCAACACCTTTAACCTGATGGCGAAGACGGCGGCGGTGAAAAACCGTTACCTCACCACGAACGGCATGGCGCTGGGATATCTCACCGACGATGAAGTGAAAGCCGTTGTAACCGGCACTTCCCGCCTGCAAATCGCAATCTATGATAAGCAGTTCCGCGACGAGGACAAGGTCGCGCACGCATTTGTCCCGGACGGCTATGTATGCCTGATCCCCTCCGGCCCGCTGGGCAGCACCTGGTATGGCACAACCCCGGAGGAAGCCGACCTGATGGGTTCCCCCGAGGCGGAGGTATCGATCGTCAATACCGGCGTTGCGATTACCCGGGAGGTTACGGTGAATCCGGTCAACATCAATACATTTGCGTCCGAAATCGTCCTGCCGTCCTTTGAACGTATTGATGAAATGGCCGTCCTGAAGGTGGCGTAAATGAGATTTACACCGGTTTACAACGTCATGTATCACGGCGAAGTCCACCGTGCGGGCCAGCCTTTCGAGATTGACCCGGCGGACGCGGAAGAAATGGGCGTTCACGGCGTGCTGGAGCACGTCGCGCCCGTCCCCGCCGCTATGGAACCGCCCGGACGGAAACGGAGAAAACAGGAGGGTGAATAATGGCCTACGCGGATTATGGATTCTATACCGGCGTTTACCTCGGGGATCTGATTTCTGAAACCGATTTCCCCCGCCTGGCCGAAAGGGCCTCTGAGTATCTCTCAGGGGCCACGGACGGGGCCTCCGACGCCCTCGCCGGGAAGGGCGAAACGCAGCTCCAAAAAGCAACCTGCGCCATTGCGGAGGTCTTGCAGGACGAAGCGCGCATGGCCGCAGCCTCGTTCTCTGCGGATCAGCGCGTTTCCAGCGAGACCGTAGGAAGCCACTCGGTCAGCTACGGCAGCGGCGGGCTTTCCTCCGCACAGCTGGAATATCTCGAAGCCCGCAAGCGGGAAATCCTGCTGCTTTACCTCGGCAGGCTGTTCCGCGTGAAAAGTTACCCCTGTACGCACAGACGGTGGTGACAGCATGAAGAAAAGCGGTTTTGATTTTGATGAAGAACCAGTGTTCAGTTTTGGAAAACTGATTTTACCAAGCCAATACCAGTACAAATTGAATCCGATTGATTTTGCAGAATCCCAATTATCGGACTTTTCTGATACGGCATTGGAAATAGCAGGAATCCTTCTTGAAAAAGATCCGAACGGTCAGCGAAATTGCAATACAAAGGCCATTCGTATGTTGATAGATTTAGCGGATGAACTGTCTGCGTTTCCGGAACTGTTGAAAGCTGTCATCCAAGATTTGGATATAAACGTATAAAAGTTTGTAGAAACGAGGTGATTTCCAATGAACATGTTCCCGCACACGGTGACGGTGTACAACGTCCTGGAGGACGAAAAAACCGGGTTGCCGACCTTTAACATTACCATCCTTCGAGGGGTATTCCTGGATATCTCGAAGGGCTCAAATGTGATGAAAAGCGGCATCCTTGACGCGGATTCCGCAACGCTTCATATCCCGATGAGCATAAAAGCTGTGAACGCCTTAACCGGTGAAGAGCAGAAATTTATCGGCGGGAAGGAATACGAACGGCTCAATGATGTTTCCGGGTTCTGGACGCTGCGCACATCTGGAGGCACTTCCGCGCAGGAATGCTTTTTCGTGAAAGGCGAGGTGGACGAGCAATCCGAATACCAGAGCATGAGGGCGCGGCATGATTTTGTATATGATGTTTCCAGCGTCGACACACGCGATTTCGGCAGCAAGAATCTTTGGCACTGGGAAGTCGGTGGACGCTGATGCTGAAATTTACCGTACATTACGATGGTTTAGAAGAAACCATCAAAAAAATAAATGGTGCGTCCAGTAAAGCTGAATTTGCGGTAGCCTACGACGTAGAAAGAATGACGCGACAATTCGTGCCTGCACGAAATTTGTCACAAGCAAATAAAGCGCATACACAGAATAACAAAGGCCATATCAATATGTTTGTTCGCGCTGAGCAAGAAACCACGGTGGCTATAGAATCTGGGAATGCAATAGTTATTTACCCCGGCCCGTATGCGCGATATCTGTATAACGGTAAGGTCATGAAAGGCCCTAAGCATGGCCCTAAATATGAAACCAACAAAGAACTCGTGTATGCAAAATCTCCTCATTCTTTAGCACAAAAGGAATGGTTCGATGCTTCAAAATCGCAAAACCTTGACGCGTGGCTAAAAACAGCAAAAAGGACAGTGATCCGTGATCTTAAACGAAAATAAAAAGCCGTTATCGCTCGTCCCGGCGGAAGAAGAGCAGCAGGTAGGACGCGCGCTGCTTTCGTGGTTCAACGGCTGGCCGGAGAAGCCGGTGCGCCGGATATCCTTTGAATACCTGCCGGAGGAAGGCCCCGCAATGTCACTGATTACGATTCAGGCGGCGTATAAAATCCGGCAGTATATCTTAGGCGGGTACCGGGCGCAGTATCAATTTAAGATTGCGTACCGTGTCCGGCCATCGAACGACAACGCGCGGCTGGAAGCGGACGAGCTGCTCAACAGGCTTGGCAGCTGGGCGGAATTAAACCCAGACAAGCCACAGCTGGAAGGGCGTGCAAGGGTGCTTTCGGTGCGGCGGGACAGCAACGCGGCTATTTTTGGGACTTACGAGGATGGGACGCAAGACCATCAAATTTTAATGAATCTGATCTATGAGGTGATATAAAATGGCAGATTTGGAATTCAACACAACCCCTGGTGAAACTGTAGCGCGTGAACTTTTGGTCGCTTATCTGAACACGGGTACCTCTTCCGCGCCCGTCTGGTCGCCCATCGGCAAGCGCGTCGAGGACAGCTCAGAGGAAATGGACTGGTCGGAGGAAACCAAGCAGGATATCCTCGGCTCGACCTATTCCACAATGAAGAAGCCGACCATTACCCAGACCTTCGACCCCTGCGAGCTGGACGCGGACGACGCGGCGCAGAAGAAAATCTGGAATCTTGCCGTCCGCGAGCAGAACGCGCAGGCGCTTTCCAACCAGGATATGCTGATTGTGCATCTGTATGCCGGGACGCAAGGTGCTGCCTTTGCGGAGCGCTACGCGTCCTGCATGGTCAAGCCGTCCGGGCTTGGCGGCGAGGGCGGCGGCAATATTGGTATGCCGCTGGATATTACCTATGGCGGCAAGCGCACGGTTGGAACTGCTGCGGTGTCGGCAAATGGTACGGTAACATTCACAGCGGATGGGGAAAGTGAGGAAATCTGATGGCTGAAATTCGTTTTGACACCGGGCTTGTCAGCTATGACATTAACGGCAAGGCTACGGTATGCTTCAACCCGACCGACAGCGCCTTTGTGGAAAAGCTGTTCCGCACCTTTGATACACTCGACCAGAAGCAGGAAGCGTACAAGGCGGAGATCAACGGCCTGGCCGACCAGCGGAAAATCTTCGAGATTGCCCGCGCACGGGACAAGGAAATGCGCGGCATGATTGATGAAGCGTTTGACGCGCCGGTCTGTGATGCAATCTTCGGCGGGATGAACGTTTACGCGGTTGCGGACGGCCTGCCGGTCTGGTGCAACCTGATGCTTGCAATCATTGACGAGATCGACACCAGCTTTGCCCGCGAGCAGAAGAAAACCAACCCGCGCCTTGCAAAATACGCGGCGAAATACCAGAAGAAATGAACTATTATCTTCCGAAAAGCGTAGAAATTGACGGCACGGAATATGAAATCCGGTCGGATTACCGGGCGGCGCTCGACGTTTGCACCGCCCTCTCCGACCCGGGGCTTTCCGACGAGGAAAAGGCGTATAACGCGCTGCTGATTTTCTACCCTGCATTTGAAAATGAAATGCCGCCCCGGCATTACGAGACGGCAATCAAAGAAATGTACCGCTTTCTGAACGGCGGCGATCTGGATGATCACCCGCGCAAGCAGCCTCGCATGGTCGACTGGGAACAGGATTTCCCGCTGATTGTAGCGCCGATGAACCGGGTAACCGGGCAGGAAATCCGCGCGGCGGAATATATGCACTGGTGGACGTTCCTTGCGGCCTATCAGGAGATCGGCGGGGACTGTACCTTCGCCCAGGTTGTGGGAATCCGCTATAAAAAGGCCGCTGGGAAACGGCTCGATAAGCAGGAGCGCGAGTTTTACCGGAAAAACAGGAAACTGGTAGACTTCAAGCAGAATTATACCACGGCAGAGGAAAAAACGCTCAAGGCGTGGGGCGTTTGAAGGGCTTCATCAAGAAAGGAACTGTTACTATGGAAATCACAATAAAAGGCGAATCGAAAGAAATCGCCGCCCTTGTACTGTCGGTGCAAGAACGGCGAAAACCGGTTGATGATATTCGGAAAGATGAAGTTTTACGCTTTCTGAATGATTCCATGTCAAAAAGCGTGTTGCCACACTTACTGGTTTAACCAGTTATGATAGGCTTCCAATAGCCGCATTGACACTTTGAATGAAAAGGTTTGTGGAAATGCAAAGAAATACTGATCTGGGTCGGATTCTTTAATATCTTTCAGACTTTCTTCAACTTCTTTATGGATTTCGTCACTCCAAATATTTAGAGTATCTTGGTCAATGCTCTTTCGGAATTCTTCAAAGCTTTTCATATTCTCACCTCCTCTCTACCCCCATTTTACCACCTCAGACAAAATTCCTCAACGAAAGGAGCTGATGCAGCATGGCGAGCGCGGACGGGTCTATTGTAATCAAGGCGGAAGTTGACGCAAGAGACGCCCAAAAGGAATTGAACAAGCTGGAAAACAAGATCAAGCAAACCGAAGATACGATATCGGATTTGCAAAAAAAGCGGAAGGAAGCAGACGAAACATCGGCTTTTAAGGCGAATGAACTGGATGCAGAAAAGGCCAAACTGAAAGAAATTAAGGACAGGCTGGCAGAGATCAAACAGCTTTCCTCCGATAAATCCATACCGCTTTTCCAACGGAACGAATATAAAGCGCAGCTTCCCACGATGAAGGATGAATACGCGGAGCAGCGGGAGCGCGTGCGGGCATTGCAGAGCGAATATAACAAAGTCGCGAACAGCGTTTCCAGATATGATGAAAAGCTCAAGGATGCAAACGCGGCACTTGATAAGCAGAAGGCCAGAGCCGGTGAACTGGTGAAGGAGATCACAGCGGCGGGCAGCGCTTCCGTTAAAATGGCAGAAGCACAGGCGCGAGTAGAAAAAAGTGCGCAGCGGTTTGCGGGAAGAATGGGGGAACTCGCAAAAAGCGCCCTGTTTTTTACAGTGGTATCACAGGGGCTTTCCCTGCTTCGCAGCTGGCTGTGGGAAGTTATTTCTGCAAACAGTGAAGCGTCTGCTGCTGTTTCGCAATTGAAAGGTGCGCTTTTAACGCTTGTCCAGCCGCTAGTCAATGTTGTAATCCCGGTATTTACGGCCTTTGTAAACGTATTAACTGCCGTAGTCTCTGCAATCGCAAGGATTGTATCTATATTGTTTGGTTCTTCGGTGCAAAAGTCGAAAAAGGCGGCGCAGGGATACGGGAAACAAGCTGCTGCAATCAGCGGGGTTGGTAAGGCGGCGGAGGAAGCCGCCGGGAGCCTTGCAAGCTTCGATGAGATCAATACAATTTCCACCGAAAATGCAGCTGCCAGCAGTGGTGGCGGTGGAGGAGGCGGTATTGGTGATGATGGGCTTGCAGCCGATTTCTCTGCACTTGATAAATTCGATACGGAGGAATACAAGCAAAAGGTGGACGAAATCACCGCTTATGTCAGCGGAGCACTATTAGCATTGGGCGCAATTCTGGCATTTTCGGGTGTCAATATCCCTCTTGGTCTTGCACTGATGGCAGCGGGAGCACTTGGGCTTGTCGCCGTTATTAAAGAAAACTGGGACGAACTCAGCGGAAAAGTGATGCAGGCAGTAACCAAAGTCCTTTTGATATTAGGTGTTTCTGCGTTAGTGATTGGCGCAATACTTGCATTTTCGGGTGTAAATTTGCCGTTAGGACTTGGGCTTATGTTGTTAGGCGCTGCATCATTGGCAACGGCAGCTGCCTTGAATTGGGATACGATGAGCGAAAAGGTAAAAACTGCGGTAAATGCAGTGATGCTAGTTATCGGGGGGGCACTTCTTGTATTTGGCGCAATTTTCGCGTTTTCTGGAGCGAATGTTCCTCTTGGAATTGGCATGATGATTATTGGCGCGGCAACATTGGCTTCTGAAGCTGCTTTGAATTGGTATACGATCCCAAACGAAATAAGAGATGCTATTACAACGATTGCTCTCATGGTTTCGACCGCACTTATTGTTTTTGGCGTAATCCTGACACTTTCGGGCGCAAATGTTACGCTGGGGCTTGGACTGATAATTGCGGGTATAGCTACTGCGGCAATGGCGGCTGAACTGAATTGGGAAACCGTTCCAGGGAATGTCGGCCAAACCATACAAAAGATAGCCTTGATTGTTGGAACCGCATTTCTTGCGTTAGGTGCAGTGCTGGCGCTTTCAGGCGTCAAGCTTGCACTTGGTATTGCATTGATGGCGGTTGGTGCTGCAAGTCTGATTACAGTTGCCGCCCTGAATTGGGACAGCATTGTAACCGCAATACAAGGCCCGCTTGGGACTATCATTGCCGTTGCGAGCGGTGCTCTTCTTGCTCTTGGCCTGATCCTCTGTCTTTCTGGTGTTGGGATTCCACTTGGCATTGCGCTAATCGCCGCTGGCGCTGTCGGACTCGTAAGCGTAACGGCTATTAACTGGAATGCAATCCATGATAAGATCAAAGAAACTGTCGATGGGATACTGAGATGGTGGCGAACCGATGTTTCGAAATATCTTTCAGCTGATTATTGGATTAAGAAGGGCAAAGATATGATTACCGGCTTTGTCGACGGCATCAAGCAAAAGGCATCCGGCATTGCCGACGCGATCAAAGGCGCAATCCCGCAAAAGATCAACGTCCCTGTCATGACAACAAGCGTCAGCACGGCGCTGAACGTGGTGAAGAATTCCAACCGCCGCATGTCCCCGGCCCCCATGCCAACTATTGCAGGCCGCAGCATCCCGGCCCTGGCGGCAGGCGCGGTCATCCCGCCGAACCGGGAATTCCTTGCGTTGCTGGGCGACCAGCGCAGCGGGACGAACATCGAAGCGCCGCTTTCGACCATTGAACAGGCTGTGGAAAATGTGATTTCCCGCATGGGCGGCGCTGGCGGCGGGGATATCCACATTACGGTGGAGCTGGATGGCCGCGTAGTTGCCCGCAACACGGTGAAGCATATCAACGATATGACGCGTTCGGCGGGCACGCCGGTATTGCTGATCTGAGGTGAAAAATGGACATTTTGATTATTGAGGGCGTTGACTATTCGCAGTACATTGAGCGCAAGGGCTACGGCTGGTCGCGCAACGACGTGGACAGCGAAAAGAGCGTCCGGACGAAAGACACCATCATGCGGCGGGACAAGCTGGGCACGAAGCGCAAGCTTTCCTATACGCTGATGAACATGACGCGGGAGCAGCTTGCGGCGCTGGATACGGCGCTGGGCCAGGCATTTTTCACTGCCACATACCTTGACCTGCACGGGAAGATGACCAAAGAATTTTATACCTCCTCTTTTGAAGCGACGCTTGAAAGCAGCGAGGACGGTATCGAAACGTGGGGAAGCGCGAAATTCAACATGATCGAGAAATGAGGCCAGCGGCATGGCACAACAAACAAGCGCCCTCTGGAAACGCCTGTGGCGCACGCGGGGGACGGAAAAGGAATACGGCTTTGACGTAAGCGGCGTGTGGTACGGGCCGGATTCCGAAGTCCGGCACACGGTCGACAGTGGGCTGTATGAGGGCTTCGGCATTGGCAACGCGTCCACGGCGAAGCTGACCCTGTCCCTGTACGCGGATAGCATCCCGCGCGGGGCGGAAATCCGGCGGTATATCCGGCTGAAAAACGGCGCGGAGGTCTCGGAGTGGCTGCCAAAGGGGGTTTTCTTCACCAACCGCCGCGCGGTAGAAGACGGCTATTGGACGGTGGAAGCGTTCGACGTGATGCGCAAGGCGGAAAGGGTCTGGACACCGGACGATTCGATGGTGTTCCCGATGCCCATGCCTGCGGCGGTCGATATCTTCCTCGGCCTGATGGGCGCGCAGCTCGACCCACGGACGGCCATCAACCCGAATTACACCATCGACTACCCGGCGAATGAGTACACGATCCGCGACGAGCTGCGGTATATCGCGGCGGCGCACGCGGGCAACTGGATCGTGACCGGCGAGGGCAGGCTTTACCTTGTCCCGCTGGTGTCCATCCCGCCGGAAACAAACTACCTTGTCACCGAATACGGCGACGCGATTTTATTTGGAGGTGACCGAATCCTTGTCGGATAAGCACTTTGTCGGCCTGAAGCTGACCGGGTTTGAGGACAACGGCAAAAACCTGCCGGTTTCCCGCGTGACGCTCAAGCGGGACGATAACAACATGGTCACGGCGGGCGACGATACCGGCATGGAGCTGGTTGCCGACTGCCCGCACGCAACGCAGGCCATGTGCGACGCGGTTCTGGAGCAGGTGCGGGGCTACCGCTACCACGCTTTCACGGCGGACGACGCGGGGATCGACCCTGCCGCCGAGCTGGGCGACGGCGTGACTGCTGCGGGGTGCTATTCGGTGGTGTCCCGCCTCGACGATGACGGCAGCGGCTACCCAAGCCTGTCCGCCCCCGGAGAGCCGGAGATCGAGGACGAATTCCCCACGGAGGGCCCCGTAACCCAGGAATTCAACCGCAAGGTAACCGGCGTATACTCCTACATCAACAAGACCGCCGAGGAAATCCAGCTAGGCGTGAAAGACGAGCTGAACCAGGTGGAATCCTCGGTGAATATCAGCTTGCAGGGCTTCCAGCAGCAGGTGAACGACACGAACGGGACGGTTGCGTCCCTGAAAAACACGGTGGACGGCTTTTCTGCGACCTACGCGACCAAAACCGGCGTAACGAACGAGATCAAAAGTTCGATTGACGGCATTGGGCTGAGCGTGACCAACGGGGAAAAATCATCTTCGCTTCAACTGACTTCGGGCGGGCAGCTGATCGGCAGCGCGCAAACGATCCGGTTTAACGGGAACGTAGTCTTTGAAAGCGACCTCGCGGACGGTACAACCAGCATTGACGGCGGCTGTATTGACACGGGGCAAATCGATGCGGAATACCTGAAACTGTATGGCCCGATCGCGGTCTATGAGGACAGGCGCGCGCGGGACTTGTCCGGGTTTATCGGATACGTGGAGGGACGCGCCTATAACGACAACGGGAACGTCCGGGACACCTACGGCATCGGCGTGATGGCCCCCGGGGACGCGAATACCACGGAAGACATCGAAAACGGGGATATCACCTATTATGGCGGGTCGGTGATCTGCACGAACGCGGGCGCAAGGCTCACTTACGGGACGGATATGTTTGGCGATACGACTACGATCGCCTGCGTGAGGGGCCACTGCTATTCGTCGGAGCCGATGGAGACCTTTTCCGACCGGCGGCTGAAAAGCGGCGTTGTTTACGATATCGCCGAGCGATTCGGGCGGTTCTTCCGTGCGCTGCGGCCCTGCCGGTTCAAAATGCGGGGACGGCAGGACGGCCCGCAGCATATCGGTTTTATCGCGCAGGAGATGAAAAGCGCGCTGGAAGCCGACGGCATGGCGATGGACGACCTTGCCGCGCTGAGCCAGTTCCCGGGCAACGGGCAGGAAGAGGGGATGTATACCATCCGCTACGGCGAGCTGGCCGCGCTCAATACGGCGATGATCCAATCGCTGCTGGCGCGTGTGGATGCGCTGGAAAACGAAGTAAACGAACTGAAAGGATGGATAAACGATGGCTGACAGCACAATCGGCGGGCTGCCGCTCGCACCGCAAATCGACGCGGACTCTTTGCTTGCGGTCGAGCAGCAGGGGCAGGCGCGGCACATGACCGGCGCGCAGTTTGCCCAGTTCGCGCGGGACTCGGTTGCGGGCTTTACGGACACGGCGAAGGAATACGCGCAGCAGGCGGCAGCGAGCGCCGGGACGGCATCTGCGGCGGCAGAGCGTGCCGAGACGGCAGCGGCGACCGTCGGCAGTGCAGCCAAGCGTGCAGAGGAAGCGGCAGCGGCGGCGCAGGCTGCAAAGGAATCGGTCGACGCGTCAGAAGCCAACGTGTCTGCGCTGGAAGCGTCCGCGCAGGAAGCGAAAACCGAAGCGGCAGCAAGCGCGGTGTCGGCAGCGGCAAGCGCGGGGAGCGCGTCGGCGGATGCGCAGAAAACAGCGGCTGACCGCACGGCAGCGGAATCTGCAAAGGCGGCGGCTGAGACAGCGCAGGCGGCAGCGGAGTCGGCAGCGGATACCGCAGCAGGCAAGGCGCAGGAAGCCGCAGACGCAGCCGAGACGGCAATCCAATACAGCGGCAAGCCCCCCAGGCCGCAGGACGGCACCTGGTGGGTCTGGGACGCGGACGCGCAGGAATACCGCGATACGGGGATCAAATCGGTGCTTTCGATTGTAAAATCCTATCCGTCGGTTGGCGATATGGAAGCCGACCTTGTGAATATGCAGGAGGGCGATCTGGTCATTATCGCGTCCAGCGTGGGCGACGAGGACAATTCCAAGCTGTTTGTCCACGGCGGCGCGGCCTGGGTGTTCCTGTCCGACCTGTCCGGCCTCGAGGGCGTCGGGATTGCCAGCTGGCAGCGCACCTCGGGCGACGGCTCGCCGGGCACGGCGGATGTTTACACCCTCACGCTGACCGACGGGCGCACGTTTACTTACAGCGTCTACAACGGGCGCGACGGCGTGGGCGCGGGCGATGTGCTGGGCGTGCCGTTTTCGCTGGAGCTGCCTGCGGGCGGCTGGTCGGACGGTGATTTGACCGCTTCCAGCCCGCTCCTGCTGGCGGCGGGGCGTTACAGCTACCTGGTCGGCCCCGCGCCCGCCAGCCGCGACGAATACACCGAATGTGTCATCTGGGCAGAACGGCTCACAGAGGACGGAAAACTGCTGTTCCACAGCGAATTTGACCCCGAATCAACCCTTTCCGTACAGGTATTGCGGTTCGAGACCCCCGACGCGGGCGGAGCGGGCACCGCGCGGGTATTTAACGCCGGAGGCGGTGGAGGCGGCAGCAGCGGTATGAAGCTTGCCGGGGTTTCGATCGTGAGCCCGCCGGACAAGCTCGTGTACAAGTCCGGGGACAGCTTCGACCCGTCGGGCATGGTCGTGAACGCAACCTATACAAACGGTGCGTCGCTCGAAATTACCGGCTACACCTACAGCCCCCAGGTGCTGACCGACGGCGTGACGGCGGTTACAGTCTCCTATGCCGAGGGGCGCACGGTCAAGACCGCCGCGCAGCCGGTCACGGTCACGCCGGTGCTGGCGGGGCTCGAGGTGCGGGTGCCGCCGGACAAGGTGGTTTACCGCTACCTTGAAGCCTTCGATCCGGCGGGGATGGAGGCCGACGCGGTGTACTCGGACGGGGCGCGGCGGGCGGTCACGGGGTATACGTACCCTACGGCGGCGTTTACCGCGCTGGGGGCGCAGGAGGTCACGCTCAGCTACACTGAGGACGGCAGGACGGTGACGGCTTCCGTGCCGATCACGGTGTCGGCGGTGACGCTGGCACTGCCCGCGCAGGCGGGGGCGCTCACCTACACCGGCAGCGCGCAAAGCCCCGTCTGGAACGGCTACGACAGCGCGAAAATGACGCTTTCCGGAGAAACCAGCGGCACGGATGCCGGGTCTTACCACGCGCAGTTTGCGCTGGCCTACGGCTACGAATGGCCGGACGGCTCCGCCGAACCCGCCAGCGTCCCGTGGACGATCGGCAGGGCGGTGATTGCCCAGCTCCCGGCGGTGAGCGGCACGCTGACCTTCGACGGCACGGAGCAGTCCCCAACCTTTATCGGCTACGACCCGGACAAAATGACGCTCGGCGGGGATACGGCAGCGACCGAACCGGGTGACTACGCCGCGACCTTTACCCCGACGGCAAATTACCAGTGGGCGGACGGAAGCACCAGCGCGAAAAGCGTTGCATGGACGATTGCAAACGTGGTTGTCACCATCCCGCATCAGGTGGGCGCGCTCACCTACAACGGCGCGGAGCAGTCGCCCGCATGGGAGGGCTTCGACGAGCAAAACAGCACAATCAGCGGCGACACCAGTGCAACCGACGCAGGCGATTATACCGCCGTGTTTACGCTCAAGCTCGGCGTTTGGGAGGACGGCACGAAAAACCCGAAAGCCGTCCCGTGGAGCATTGCCCGCGCCGTGATACCGGCAGTGCCCGTGCAAAATGGCACGCTCACCTATACCGGCAACCCGCAGAGCCCCACCCTGTCCGGCTACGACCCCGCAAAGATGACCCTCGGCGGCACGACCAGCGCGACCGATGCAGGCGAGTATACCGCGTCCGTTACCCCGACCGCGAACTACTGCTGGGCGGACGGCTCGACCGGCGCGAAAAGCGTCCAGTGGCGTATTGCAGGGGTGACGGTTGCCGTTCCGACGCAGAGCGGGGCGCTGACGTATAACGCGAAATATCCGATAGGGGCGGCAACCTCGCAGTCTCCATCCTGGAACGGGTTCGACGAAGAGAAAATGACCATTGGCGGCACTACCAGCGCAGTCAATGCGGGAACATACTACGCAGTCTTTACGCTCAAACCCAATTACCAGTGGCCAGACGGTTCGACCGGTGCGAAAAATGTCCCGTGGACGATCGGGAAAGCGGTTCCGTATATCATGATCGCCCCGGTCAGCCTGACGCTTACGTCTGAAAAACCGACAGGGACAATCGCAATCAGTGGGATGTATGATTACGGAAACAGAGCGTCGGTTATGTCCAGCGATACTTCGGTTGCATCCTGTTCTTCCGAATGGGAGTTTGATGCGAATGATAACCTTGTGACTACGATAACAGGCAAGGCGAACGGAACGGCGACTATTACGATCACTATGCCGGAAGGCAAAAACTTCTTGGCTGAAAGCAAAACGGTTGAGGTAACGGTTTCTTTCGGCCCGGTTGCGAAACTCGAACCGACCGCAGGCGTGACCTATACCAATGGCATTTCGTCTTTGAC